GCGTGGTCCTCATTGGTTACCCTGGCAAGCCCAGGTAGAAGCCCAGCACATGGCCGGGCTTCCATATGGGTTAGCCTGTCGCGATGGTCGCAGCGTTCTCCCATTCCAGCCCCATGCGCCGCACCCCATCCCATTGGATCAGGATCATACCAGCGTGGCGTTTCCGTCCGATGGCTTTGACCGTGCCGAACCGGCATCCCCAAAGCCAGGGCGTGGAACCTGGCAGGGCTTGCACACGGTCACCAGGGCGTGGTGCGTTACGGTCCGGCTTGTGGTGGATTGACTTAGACATGGTTACGCCCCCTTGGCTTCGCTGGGCGCGGCGGGCTGGCCACTGCCGACAGGGTTAAGCCGGAAGGGTTTGCCAGTAGCACGCCAGAAATAGCCCGAAACGGCACCGCGCAGCACCACACTGCGGGGGCGATCATCGCCTGCCGGAAACAGTTCGTTGATATGCTTCCACGGCACGCCCTGCGCTTCACGCGCGGAATACAGGACACCCCCGACAAGGTATCCATACGTTGTCCGTTCTTCCCAAATTTCAGTCATGGACGCGTCATAGAAGCCCTGCCAGTAGGCCGCTTGTGCCCTTGTCATGCGCGCGGGTTTCGTTGCCTCCGCCTCTGCTTTGAGCGCGGCTTGGTCCCGCTGGTAGAAGATGGCACGGGCAAAAGCCGCGCCTAGGTCTAGGCGGATATGGGCTAGGCGGTCTTCCGCAGTGATGCCTGACATTGTCTCATTCCCTAGTTGGTGCCCTGGCAAGCCCAGGTAGAAGCCCAGCACATGGCCGGGCTTCCATATGGGTTAGCCTTCCGTCCTGATATCGACGCGGATGCGGTCCCGACGGCGGTGCTCGTAGAAGTCTATCGTCTTACCGCTTGGCACTGACCAGGGGTGCAAGCCGAACGACAAGCCGAGTGGGCTGCATGGATGCGATGCGGCTTCATTCTGTGGGGCGTGCGCCTTGAAAGCCGGCCAATAGTGGCTGATGAAATATTCGTGCGGCAGGACAAGCCCGTTCAGATAGACCGTGAAGGCAATGCGCGTGTTGCGGCGATAGCATGCCGGGAGCGGTCCCCATACCGCAATCCGCGCGTTGCCGAGCATGACGGCAGGCAGCGCCTTACCCTTGATTGTGACAGTGCAAAGCGAAGCGGAGGGATAGCTGATAGGGAACCGCGCAACGTATTCCTTGATCTGATCCATGGTCGGCATTGGTTTAACCCTTGTGTGTTGATGAACTAGCCATGCACATACAACCACAAGCCAATGCACCATGCAAGCGGTAAATTCCAGATTTATCGGTAAATCCGCATGCGCAACGGTCGGCCCTGGTTACGCGCGAGCCTTATATTGCACGCGGCGTGCCACACTCGTATGGGCGAAAGTGAGGGAAATTGTATGGGCGATTTGTCATCCCCAACCATCCCGGCAAGCCCAAAATTCCACGCGCTCGATCCGCTTGCGCATCCATTCCTGACGTAGATACAGTCGTGGATACGTGAGCAAGTCCAGACACTTGCCTGTCCTGGCGCATGTATAGACGCGGCGCAGTCCATACGTGTGCATAGGCGTGCGTAGATACAGCCGTGGCTATGCCTGTCCATACGTGTGCGTAGGCGTGCGTATCTACACCTGTGTCGACGCTTGCCCATACACACGTAGGGACAAATCGAGGCTGCCTGGGCCGGACCGACTTCGGGGGTGCCGGGGCCGCGCTGGAACTGTGCACCCTCTAGGAACCCGACGACCCTTTCCAAAAAATTTGCCCCGTATATACAAACACTCAGCCCCGAACGTCAGTCCATACAACGCCCCGGCCGATCCCGACCGCAGGTATCACGTGATACCATGCTTGACACGGCCCGCCCCGCCGAGGTAGGGTCCGCTCACTCGCTCAGCCTTGTCCCCTGGGGCCATGACCGAGCAGCCGACAACCGGCATTCCGCAGAGGTTGTCGAAGCAGGCGCCCTTGACGGGGCGGCGCAATCAACCGGGCAACGCCCCGTCCAAGCCCAACAGCTTTGGAAATAGCCCCGTCATCACTCCCCTTGACCCGACCCCGCCCACCCCGCTAAGGTGCAGCCCCGTCAACCGCAGCCAAGGGGGAGTAACCATGGCCGAGAAGATCACATTGGCCGATGGCCACCTGAAGGCCGCAAACTACTTCATCAAGCACGGCTTCCTGGGCAAGCGCAAAGCCATGCGCTGGGCGTCCTATTCGGACAGCACCCCCACGTCCATCGTCTTCGGCCGGGCCGACGTGACGGAATACATCGACCGCGCCAAGGCCCGCGCCTTGAAGCGAGCCGAGTTGAATAAGGACTGGGTGCTGAACGAACTTCAGGACGTGGTGCATGGCGCCAACGACTGGGCCGAACTGATCGAGGTTGACCCCGAGACGGGCGAAATCTCCATGGATATGACCGCCATGTCCCCGCGCATCCGCAAGGCAATGGCCGGGTTCAAGCTGGAACAGACGGAGAAGGTCGACCCGGAGAGTGGCGAGGTCGTGGCGCGCTTCGTGAAGTTTGAGCCAAAGGCATACAACAAGCTGGACGCCCTGGCCCAGATCGCCCGCGTGCTGGGCTTGAACACCGAGCGCCTGGAAGTCTCGGGTGCGGCGCTGGTCCAGGAACTCCAAGAGGGCCGGGCGCGCGCCCGCATGAAGGCGCTGGCGGAGAAAGGCGAAGGGGAAGCCGATGGCAGTCGATCCGAAGATTGACGCCCAGATACGCCGGGCCATCGCGGACTTCTACGACGACCCGCTAGGCTACGTCATGTTCAACTTCCCCTGGACCTCGGACCCGAGCATCCAGATGGTGAAGCTGCCATCGCAGTATGCGGATCGCTTCGAGAGTAAGTTCGGCCCCGGCGCGTGGGCGTGCGACTTCCTGGACGAGTTGGGGCGCGAGATACGCAAACGCGCCTTTGACGGCTCCACACCCTGCGACCCGATCCGCTTCTCGACTGCGTCTGGCCACGGCATCGGCAAGTCGGTGATGGCGGCGTTCCTGACCAAGTTCATCCACGACACCCGGCCCTTCAGCCGCATGACGGTGACGGCGGTGACGGACATCCAGCTACGCGGCAAGACCTGGGCGGAACTGGCGAAGTGGCACAACCGATCGCTGACGCGGCACTGGTCGGACCTTGCTACGGGCCGGGGCAATATGTCCCTACGCAATCGGATGTATCCCCAGGAGTGGTATGCCGTCGCGCAGACCTCCCGCGAGGAAAACAGCGAGAGTTTCGCCGGGCAGCACGCGGCCAACTCGTCGAGCGTCTATCTGTTCGACGAAGCCTCGGGCGTGCCCGACAAAATATTCGAGGTGCGGGAAGGCGGGCTGACGGACGGCGAGCCGATGGTCTTCGACTTCGGCAACCCCACCCGTAACAGCGGCGCCTTCTTCGAGAATACCTCGCCCGAGGGCAGCAAGGCCCACCGCTACATCGTGCGCAACATCGACATGCGCGACGTGGAAATCACCAACAAGAAGTGGGCGCAGGAGAAGGTCGACGACTACGGCGAGGACCACGACATCGTTCGCGTGCGCGTGCGCGGCCAGTTCCCCCGCCAGTCCTCGCTTCAGTTCATCAGCGGCGACGCCGTGCGCCAGTCAATGGCCCGGCCCCTGGTCCTTGATCGCAACGCCCCGCTTATCATCGGCGTCGACGTGGCGCGCGAGGGCGACGACGAGACGGTCATCTTCACCCGCGTCGGCATGGACGCCCGCTCCTGGCTGCCCCGGCGCTACTCCAAGCTAGACAACGTCCAGGTCGCCCAGAAGGTCATGGAGACGGTTCGGGAGTTCGAGCGCATGGGGCTGCGCACCTCGGCCCTGTTCGTCGACATCGGCGGCGTGGGCGGCGGGGTATACGACATCCTGAAGCACGCGGGCTTTGCCCCGACCGGGGTGAACTTTGGATCGTCGCCGCTCGACCCGAAAATGTATCGCCTCCGCGTGGATGAAATCTGGGGCCGGATGCGGGACGCCATCAACGACCGCCTGTGTCTCCCCGACGAGGCCGGCATGAAGTCGACGGGGGAGCCGGGGGCCACCCTACAGAACCAGTTGACGAACCGTGAATATGGGCATACCCTGAAGGAGCAAATCAGCTTGGAGAAGAAGTCGGACCTGAAGCGGCGCGGCCTCGGCTCGCCCGACGTGGCGGACGCACTGGCGCTGACCTTCGCCCAAGACGTGCAGCCGATCAACATGCCGGGCGCGATCCCGTCAACCATGGGAACGGGCGGGAGCCAAGTGCTCCACGACTACGACCCACATGCAGGAGCCTGACCATGGGACCGAAGATATCCACGCCGCAAGCGCCTCCCCCGCCGCCTCCCCCGCCGCCGCCACCGCCGACGCCGCTCGACCCCACGGTCCAGAAGGCGCGGACGGACGAGCGCCGGCTGGCAGCCCTCGCGGCAGGGCGGCAGGGGACGATCGTGACGGGCGGCCAGGGATTGGAACCGCTCGACAATACTACCCGCAAAATCCTACTGGGGCAGTGACATGGCGGAGACGAAGAAGGAGTTCATGAACTGCCAGCGCGCCGCCATGAAGACGGAGCGGTCCTCGTTCGACGCGCACTGGATGGAGGTCGCCCGGTTCATTCAGCCGCGCATGGGCCGCTTCCTGGTGACCGACGTGAACAAGGGCGACAAGCGGTATCAGGCCATCATCAATTCCACAGCCACGCAGGCGCACCGCGTCGCGCGGGCGGGGCTGCACGCCGGGGTCATGTCGCCGGCCCGCCCCTGGTTTACCCTGGAAACGGGCGACCGCGACCTGATGGAAAGCCAAGCCGTGAAGGTATGGCTGGATCAGGTCACGACCCTGCTTCAGGCCATCTTCGCCAAGTCGAACCTCTACACAATGGCCCCGGCCCTGTTCGGGGAACTGCTGGCCTTCGGCACAGGCGCCATGTTCCACCTCGACAATTTCGACACGGTGGCGCGGTTCTATACCATGACCGTGGGGCAGTATTGGCTGGCACAAAACGATAAATACGAAATCGACACAATTTTGCGTGAAAACATGATGACGACCCGCCAGATCGTCGAGCGGTTCCCGAAGGAGAATATCTCCCGCGCCGTCATGAACGCCTACGACAACGGCAAGTATCTACAGAATTGGCCGGTCTGCCACATGGTCATGCCGAACACCGAGTATGAGGCAGGCCATCCCCTCGCGCGCAAGTTCGCCTGGACCTCCTGCTACTGGGAGGTGCAGAACGAGGACTGCCACACGATGTTGGAGGAAGGTGGCTTCCAGGAGTTCCCGGTCATCTGCCCCCGCTGGGAGGTGATTGGCGAGGACGTGTATGCGACGGACTGCCCCGGCATGACCGCGCTGGGCGACGTGAAGGGCTTGCAGATCGCGGAGAAGCGTCTGGCGCAGGGCATCGACAAGCAGGTCAATCCCCCGCTGAAGGGGCCGGCCAGCCTGAAGGGGCAGCAGATCAGCAGCCTACCGGGCGGCGTGACCCTCTATGATGGCGACCCGCAGCGCGAGCGGCTGGAACCCCTCTACAACGTCATGCCCCAGGTCGGGGAACTGGTGCGCAACATCGACCGTGTCGAGCGCCGGATCAAACAGGCGTTCCTCGAAGACCTGTTCCGCTCCATCGCCAACATGGAAGGGGTGCAGCCCCAAAACGAACTGTTTCTGACCCAGCAGCGGCAGGAAACCCTGCTTCAGCTTGGGCCGACCCTGGAACGCCTGCATGGCGAGGGCATCACCAAGCTGATCGACCGGACGTTCAACCAGTGCTTGCGCGCCGAGCTGCTTCCCACGCCGCCGCCGGAACTGCAAGGGCAGGCGTTGTCGGTGCAGTATGTCTCGCCGCTGATGACCGCGCAGCGCGCCGTGGCGACCTCGAATATCGACCGGGTGACCGCCTACATCGGCGGGCTACAGGCCGCAGGCTTCCAACAGGTAGCCGACAAGTTCGACGCGGATCAGGCCGTCGATGAGTATGCCAACGCCCTAGGCGTGCCGCCCAAGCTGATCGTGCCTGATGACCAAGTGGCAGCGATCCGCCAGCAGCGCGCCCAGCAGCAGCAGGCCGCCCAGTCGATGGCCATGGTTCAGGCAGGGGCAGGCGCCGCGAAGGATTTGGCGGCGGCCCCGACTGACACGCCGAACGCCTTGACGGCGCTGACACAGGGGATGCAGAATGGATGACGAGGAAGACCTCGGGCCGACGCCCGACGAAGTCAGGGCAGCCGCCCTTTACCGCGAGAGTTTGCGGGACCTGATGAAGCAGGCGGCTTTCCGGGACTTCGTCTGGCGCCAGCTTAAACGCTGCGGGATTTACCAAGACGGTTTCTCGGACAGCCACGCCGCCGCCTCGTTCATGAGCGGCAAGCGAAATGTCGGCCTCGCCATTCTGGGGGACTTGCTTTCGGCAGACCCCCTCGCCTACGTGAAGATGCAGCAGGAGAATAACCATGAGTGAACCCCAGGGGACGACCACCGAAACCACCCCGGTTCTCGGCACCGACCCATCCCAGCCGGTCACCACGCCGGCTCCGACGACCCAGGATACGGCCAACCCGGCGGCCCCCTTGCTGGGCACTGAGCCGGCCGCAGCACCTGCGGAGACGCCCAAGGACCCCGCCGCCGCCCCGGCAGCGGAGCCGAAGGTCGAAGCCCCGGTCGTCCCGGAGAAATATGAGTTCAAGGTGCCCGAAGGCGTGACGCTGGACGAGGCCGTGATCGGTCAGTTCTCCGAGGTCGCCAAGGGCCTGAAGCTGACCCAGGAGCAAGCGCAAGCCTTGGTCGACTTCCAGGTATCACGTGATACCTCGGCGGCCAAGGCGCAGTCGGACGCATATGCCAAGATGACGGCGGACTGGGCGGCCGAGGTGCAGCGTCTCCCCGGCATCGGCGGTGCGCAGTTCGACGAAAGTCGCGCGCTCGCGCAGAAAGCTGTTGACGCACTCGGCGGCGCCGAGTTAAACAAGGCACTGCGTTATTTCGGTTGGGGCAACCACCCGGCGCTGTTCAAGGCGTTCCACGCGGCCGGCAAACTGATGGCCGAGGCGAAACTCCTGTCAGGGTCGGCCAATACGGACCCTGTCGTGGATGTCGCCCAGACCTTGTTCCCGGTGTCGTCAGGCATCAAGAAGTCGTAAGGAGAACTGAACCATGGCAGCCCTTCCCGCCAATAACCCGACCCTGCTGGACCTCGCCAAGCTGCTGGACCCGCAGAACAACATCGCGAAGATCGCGGAAATCCTGAACCAGCAGAACGACATCCTGGACGATATGACCTGGGGTGAGGGCAACCTCATTACCGGCCATCGTGGCGTCATCCGCACCGGCATCCCCACGCCGACGTGGCGCAAGCTGTATGGTGGCGTGACACCCGGCAAGGGCACCACGGCGACCATCACCGACAACTGTGGTCAGTTGGCTGCCTACATCGAGGCGGACAAGGACCTCGCGGACCTGTCGGGCAACGTCGGCGCGTTCATGCTGAGCCACGCCCGCGCCTACATGGAGGGCTTCAACCAGACGGTGACCAATGCGTTGTTCTTCGCGAACGAAGGCACCGCGCCGGAAACCTTCACCGGGCTGGCGCCGCGCTTCAACTCGACCACGGCGGCGAACGGCGAAAACATCATCCTGGGCGGCAGCGTCGACACCGACAACGCCTCCATCTGGCTGGTCTATTGGTCGCCGGATACCATCTTCGGCATCGTGCCTCGCGGCTCCCAGGCCGGGTTGCAGATCGAGGACAAGGGTCTGGTCACCATCGAGGACGCCTCCAACGGCTCCAACTCGGGCCGCATGGAAGCGTATCGCAGCTACATGACCTGGAAGGTCGGCCTGCACGTGGCGGACTGGCGTGCCGTGGTTCGCATCGCGAACATCGACAAGTCGGCGCTGACGGCGGATGGGGCCTCGGGGGCGAAGCTGCCCGACCTGATGTTCCAGGCGCTGGAAACCGTGCCGCGTGCTGCTGCGGTGGGCCGACCGGCCTTCTACGCCTCGCGAAAGGTGCTGACCACGATCCGCCAGCAACTTGCCTCGCGCACGGCTGGGTCGACGTTGCAGATCGAGGACGTGGGCGGCCGCAAGGTCATGACGTTCCAAGGTGTGCCGCTGCGGCGCTGCGATGCACTGGCGGCCGACGAAAGTCTGGTGACCTAATGGGCGGGGGCGCAAGCCCCCTCCTTCCCTTCCACCTCCCTAAGTGAGGAACGCACCATGATCCTTGACAGCACTTGCGAGTTCTGCGATGCCGTGTCGGTTGTTGGCACCGCAGGCGCAACCACCCTGATCGGCTCCCAGATCGACACCTCCGTCATCCGCGACGTTGGCGCCGGCAGGCCGGTCTACCTCGTCGTCAACGTCGATACGGCCATCGTAACGGCGGGCGTGGCGGGCACGTTCGGCCTTCAGTTGGTGTCGGACGACACCGCTGCCATTGCCACCAACGGCACCGCGACGGTTCACATCCGCACCCCGAACTACGTGACCGACGACGTGCCGACGATCCCGGCCGGATCGACCCTGTTGTGTCAGGCGCTGCCCAGCGGCCTGTATCGCGACAATGACTACGAGCGGTATCTGGGTATCCTGTTGACGGTGAACACCGCCAATACCACCGCCGGGAAGATCAACGCCTTCCTGACGCTCGACCCGACCGGCTGGACGCCTTACGTCGACGCCGTGAACTAATGGCCGAGGGAAGGTATCACGTGATACCTTCCCCGACCTCTACATAGGGGAACCCACATGAAAGTTCGACTGCGCCGCGACTGGTTCGCGCCCGACGCCACTCTGTATCGCCGCACTCCGCGATACGAGGTCACCCTGATCCCCGCCGAGTTCCGCAAGGCCCTGCCGAAGGACACGGACATCGTGGACGAAAACGACGAGGTCGACGAAGCGGTCGGGGCTGAAGTCCGTATCGACGCCACCTCCGAAGCCCCCGAGGCCCCGGTCCCGACCCCCGCCGAACTTGACTTCGAGCGCGGGAACGCCGAAACTGTCGACGCGACGATTGAGGCGCGACTGGCCGCCGCAACCAAGCAGGTGAAGAAGAAGAAGGAGTAGCACCATGGTGACCATTTCCGGCAGTCTGAGCGCCAACGGGGTATCCGCCAATCTGGCGCTCGGAAACACCCCGGAGCAGGTTACCCTGACCATAACCGGCACCTTCTCCGCCCAGGTTTACCTGGAACGCGCCCTGTCCACCGCAGCCCTAGCTTGGGAGGCGGTGGCGGGGCCGATCATTGCTCCGGGGGTCGTCAATTATCCCGCCCGACCGACCGACCTGCTTCGCGTCCGCGTCAAGAATTACGTCTCGGGGACTGTGTCTTACGCGGCTTCGGACGGCGACGCGACTGTGCGGACGTGGTGGGATGACGACGGTCGGCCCCTCTATCGCCAGACCCAGGATGCCCACTATTTCCTCGGTGACCTATTCGTCACCGGCAGCGTCAACTCGGGCAACACAAGCCTGAACACCTTCGGCAATGCCGACTTTTTCCGGTTCGGTTACGGGGCGACCCGGCCACTGGTGAAGATGCAGTCGGCTGGCACTGACGCGACGGGCGCCCCCCAGCAGGTGTTGAGCATCAGCCATCAGGTCACGCACACTGGGACGGGCGGGGCAGGCGCCATCGGCGCGCTTTACAGCGCCTCCACTATCGACGGCGGACCGAACCAGGACTACTACGCCGCCGCGTTTACGATGACGAACCGCGCCAAGCGTGACCCCTCGGCAACGCCGGATCAGGCCCAGCACGGCACCCTGTTCACGCATCAGGTCAAGGACTTGCCGCTCGTCGCGCTTGGCGTGGGCGAAGTCATGTCCGATAGCTGGGTGCAGTGGTGGGTTATGCAGGACCGCACCAACCTCCCGTCATCCCAGGGCGGGGCATTGGTCGGCGTCGAGTTCGATATCTTCGGCAACAACCAGGACGACGCGCCCGGCAAAAAGCGGTATGCCCGGCAAGTTGTCTTGAACAACTACGCATCCGATGCGGCCCATCCTCTGGAATGGGGGTATGGCGATTACTGGAACAGCTTCACGGGCGGAGCCAGCGATACGTTCTTCAACGTCGTCAGCGCCTACTACGCCGGCTGGACGGTGGCGGCCATTGACCTGTCGCAGGGCACCGGGGCACGCTCGAACCCCTACGTCGACGGCGTCAACCGTGGCGTGGCCATCAAGATGCGCGACGGCGCCAAGCTGGGCTTCGATGGCGACGGTGCGACCGGCTCGTATATGACGCACGGGTCCTCGGCTTTCCAGTGGTGGGCCGGCGGAACCCAGCGCGCGACACTGACTGACGCGGGCGCACTGGCCCTTACCAGCACGGCGGTCGACGCCTTGACGGTGCCGGGCGGCGCCAGCATCGGTCCATCGGACTTCCGTCAGGTCGAGATCAACCCGGACGGCACGACGGACGGCGGTCCTGGGTCGGCCCACGTCTTCCGTGTGCGGCGCGTTGGGTCCGATAATTCGGACGGCGGCGCGCTCAATATCTGGGTGACCCGCTCGTCCTGGCAGCAGACCAACACGGCGGCCTTCGTTGGTGACCCTGGTCTGCCCCGGTTCAACCTCGCCGTCGACACGGGACAAATGGCCGGCGCGGAACCTGGATCGACTTGGAACTTCCTGTCGACCATGACCGTCAACGCCTCCGAGTATAGCCAGTCGGCAGTCGGCGGCTATGTCCAGGTCGTGCGCGCGGCGCTGCCCACCTCGGGCCGGTCGTCCATCGGCGTGCCCATGGAAGGGCTTGTCGTGGAGGCGCGCGACGCCAGCAACGCGGCCTCGGCCACGGGTGGGGCGATCCGCACGCTAGAACTGGATATGTATGTCAACGGCGCGGACAGCTATGCCGGGACCTATGGTATCGGGCGCGAGGTCATGCCCATCGTATTGGCCAAGGCCAACTCGGGCGGTGCCTCCCCGACGATCACTTCCGTCATCGGCGTGTATCCGCAGATCGGGGACGGCGTGCAGATCGTGCGCGGCATTACCTGGGCAAACCAGCTCCAGTTCAACGCGTCGCTGTTTGACACGCGCGACTCTGTCCAGGGCGGCAGCGCGAACGCGATTTGGCTTAAATCGGGCCACAAGATCGCCCTCGACGGGGTGGACACGGCGACCAGCGGCAGCACGAACTACCTACAGCACGCAAGTGGCGCGATCAACGTCAGCGGAACGTTGGTCGCGAACAGTCTTGGTGCTGCACCGATCACGCTGTCGAGCGGCATCATCAGCGTGCCTGCATCGCAAAGCCTGTCTATCCGCACATCAACCGCCGGACAGACAGTGACGTTCGGCGCGCCGTCGGCCGGGACCGGCAATGCCCTGACCATCACGCCGAACAGCAATGGTAACTCGTTTTTCGGTGCAGCGCCGAACGACGTGACCGTGGCCAATCGCCTCACGGTTGGCCAGCTTCGCACGTCGGGCAACACCTATGCCCTGTCGGGCACGGTGACGCCAACCGCTTTCAGCGGAACGGGCGCGACTGCCACCGTCACCTTCGGTGCAATCGCTGGCATCGTCATTCCGGTTGGGTCCACGGTAACCATCAGCGGCGCGACGCCCGCCGGCTACAACGGGACCTATACCGTCACCGCGAGCACCAACACCACGGTTTCGTTCGCGAGTAGCACAACGGGGGCGCTCTCGGTCGCGGGGTCCATGACCTACAACATTGCAGCGCCGCGCATCTTGTCGTTGGTGTCCAACTGGTCGGGCACGCCGGCCGCCGGGACGCAGTTCTATCCCTACACGATGACGATCCCGTCCGACACCGCTGACACTGGCGCGACCGGATCGGGTGCGCCGCTGATGTATCTGGCGCACAACTGGGGCGGCGCCGCGAAGGGTAGCAAGGGCGGTCTGCGGATCGCGCTCACGCATACCAGCGCGACCAATGACCCCTTTACCGGCGGTATCAGCCAGCAGCATGTGGTGGGCGAATGGTGGGGCGCGACCGCCTACAATGCGGGCGGCACGGGGAACAACTCCGACGCGGCAGGCTCGTTCTACGGCACGAACCCGCAAATCCTATTGCAGCAGGGTGCGACTTATTGGCGCTTGGCTAACGCGATGGGCGAGGTCAACCTTGCCGTCTATGCATCGTCGCAGGACCTGACGATTGGCGGGGCACCGGCTGCTGGCGACACGGTCACGGTGACGTTCACGAGTGCTGATATCGCAGGTTCGCCATTGTCCGTGGTGTGGACGGTGGGCGCCAGCCAAACCACGGCGATGGTGGCCAACTCCGTCGCCTCGCTGATCTGGTC